ACTGGTCAAGAGCCAACAAGCGAAGCAAGTTAATAAAGCAGATCAGTACGTAGTAATGTTTCCTAATAAACGGAGTAGTTCCGAAGAAGCAATATTAGGAAGACCAAGTGATGCATCAACAGGCGCAACAACTTCAGGAAAAACTTCTGAAGGAGAAATAAAAGAACTTAGCCAAGAAAGAAAACAACAAATTTATGAAAGTATTGCCGGGATACAAGCAGGTAATGTTCCGGAAAACTTTGACGAAAATCTAAGTAAAGTACTAGGAATTGTAATACAACGTGGTGAAGTGGGCGAAGCAGTTAGAACATATGCTGAAAATTCAGAAAATATTAATGCTATAGGACAATCTAAGATTGTTAAGTCTGCAAATGATTCAGGAGAGGTTCCGCAAACAGAACCTAATCTTTGTAATATGAAAAACGGCATAGTTTGTAGATCTAAAGTACAAATACCTTCTACTACTAGATCTTTTCAATTTAAAGCAGGCTCGAAGATACAAGACATAATTGAACAAGTAATAATAGCTAGTGATTGGGGTCGAAAAATAAGTGAAAGATTAGACTCTCCTGACGCTAATAATATGGTTGATTGGTTTAAAATTGAATCACAAGTTTTTGAACAAGTAGATGCAAAAACAGTTAATGCTACTGGACAAAATCCAAAAGTTTATGTTTATAGAGTAGTTCCGTTTAAAGTAAATGCTGCTCGATTTGCTTCTCCTAGTAAACCAACTCCTGGCATACGTAGTTTGCGATCACACGCTGCTAAGGAATATAATTATATCTATACAGGAAAAAATAAAGATATAATAGATTTTGACATACAATTTGATGCTGCATTTTTTGTAGGTATTGGATCACAGCGCGGACAAGCATCAAAAGACAGCAAAACTTCTACACAAAACTCTAAGGTAGCATCAGACTCAGAAACAGCTAAGGTACAAAACGCAGGTGATCAAAATGCGTTTTCAAGTACAGGTATGATGACATCTGTAGAAATTGCTGCAAAATTAGCTTCTCAAGTTGGTGGTGGTCAGGAGTGGAGCGAAACACAAGTTGCTCGACAATTTAACGATGCGTTGTTAGATAGTCAAACAGACTTAGTAAATGTTGAATTAAAAATTTGGGGAGATCCGTTTTGGATAAATGATAGTGGTACTGGAAATTACTCAGCTAAACCAACTGCATTTATTAATATAACCCAGGATGGTAGTGTTGATTTTCAAAGTTCAGAAGTTGATCTATTATTAAACTTTAGAACACCGTTCGATATTGATGATAGCGGATGGATGGATTTTGGAGGAGTTAGTGCGCCAACTAGAGCCTTTAGTGGCCTTTACCAGTGTGTTAACGTTGAAAGTAGTTTTTCTAGTGGAAAGTTTGAACAAACACTTACATTAATTAGGCGAAGAAATCAAGAATCTGATATTAAGGCGGCAGCGGCAAAGGCAGGTAACGCATTAATTATTAATGGTAATGAAGAAAATAAAATTGATTATAGCGACTTTGGCGGGGGGCCCCACTAATGGCAACTGAAACAAGAACAAATAGAGAACAATTTAACGGACCTGGCCCGTACCTAGCAAAAATAGTTAGCCATATTGACACAAAGTATATGGGTGGGTTAGAAGTTGAACTTTTAAAAATAATTGAAGAAGGCAATAATACATTAACAACTGGACAAACTGCTCAGGTAAAATATTTACCAGGATTTTACGGAGTAACTCCGTACGGCGGAACTAGTGATAATGAAGGATACGATCACACACAAAAAAGTTACGGAATGTGGGCAGTTCCTCCAGACATTGGAAATATAGTATTAGTAATGTTTATTGAGGGCAATCGTTCCCAGGGGTTCTGGCTAGGAGTCGTACCTGATGAATATATGAATTTTATGATTCCGGGAAACGCCGCAACTACATATAATGATAAAGATAAAACAAAGAATCTACCAGTAGGTGAATACAATAAAAAATCACCAAAACATAAGGGCGGCGATCCTACACAGTTTATTAAACCAGTTAATACTGACTTACATTCAATATTAACTAATTCAGGACTAATTGGAGATAACTTTAGAGGAGTTTCATCATCTAGTGCAAGAAGAGAAGTGCCTAGCATGGTATTTGGTTGGAACACTCCTGGCCCGTATGATCGTCGAAAAGGCGCACCAAAATTTAATTACGGTAACATAGGCAGTCAAACACAAGTAGCTTCTAGTAGACTAGGCGGATCTTCGTTTGTTATGGATGACGGTGATGCTTCGTTTTTACGTAAAGGATCAGCTTCTTCTTCAAAGTCAGACTATGCTGCTGTAGAAAAACAAGAAAAGGGCGGCGACCCTACTATACCACAAAACGAATTAATTCGTTTACGCACAAGAACCGGACATCAAATATTATTACACAATTCAGAAGATTTAATTTATATAGGAAATGCAAAAGGAACAACTTGGATTGAATTAACATCTAACGGAAAAATTGACATTTATGCAAAGGATAGTGTAAGTGTGCATACGGAAAATGATTATAATGTAACTGCTGACAGAGACATAAATTTTACTGCCGCTAGGGACATAAACTTTACAGCTGGTATTGATATTAGACAAAATGCTGGAAAAGATTTTGATTTAAAAGCAGGTAATGATATTAGACAAACTTGTGAACTTGATTGGCAAATTAATGCGGGGCAAGATGGAAAGATTACAGTAGCAAAATCACTTAATCTTAAAAGTAAGCACCATCTTGAAACAGCAGATAAAATTGATATGAACGGTCCAGCTGCTGCAACAGCCGCAACAGCCGAAACAGCAAACTTACCATTTAGATCTCCACAAGCTGAACCGTGGGCAGGGCATGAAAATTATGATCCGTTACAACATACCCCCGGAAAGACAGACAATATAGGAAGTAACAGTAGTACTGATGTTGCAAAAGGTGGCGATAACAAGACTTTAAATATAGTACAACCAACAGGTACAACATCAACAACAGTGGCAGAAACAGCTAAAGCAATAGAAGATAAAAATGCTGCAGACGATACTATGAAGAAAGATTGTAAAATACTGGATTTTACATAAGCTGATGGAACAGGAGCAGGATAATGCCAGAAGTAACTAGAGTAGACTTAGATCTACATATTGGGCATGCAAGTCCTTCACCAAGTCCGTTTCATCAAACGGCGTATGCTGTAGGATCTCCTAATGTATATGCCAACAACGCAAAGGTTGTTCGTATTGGTGATACTACTTACTGCGGCGACCCTGCAACAGCAGGTAGCGGAACTGTATTTGTAAACAATATAGCAATTCATAGAAAGGGCGATGCAACCGGCGGACACGCTAGTTGGGTTCCTAATGCATCAAGTTCTGGCAGCCTGGACGTAATTGCAGGTGATTAAAAATAGGGTAAATACGTTATGAGCACACTAGAGAAAAAAATATATTCAGAGATCATAGTTCCTGGTAATAAAAGAACAGAAACAGTTAATACTAAAACAACTTATCGCGGACTTAGTACAGTTAATCCTGACAATAATTCCTATAGATTATTTGATATTGCATTAATTAAGCAAGATTTAATTAATCATTTTCATATTCGTCAAGGCGAAAAATTAAGTAATCCTGAATTTGGCACAATTATATGGGACGCAATTTTTGAACCACTAACAGATTCAATGAGAGATGCAATTTCAAATAATGTTACTCAAATTATTAATAACGATCCGCGAACTAATGTTGATAGTATACTAATTGATCAGTACGAAAAAGGAATACAAGTAGAATGCACTATAACATATCTTCCGTTTAATATTTCAGAAACGTTGCGTATGAGATTCGATGAAGATGCCGGCTTTTTAAAGACGTAGAATTATATACGCACTTAACAATATGCCATAAATAGTTATAACTAAGGAATGAAGAATGTCAACAACAGATAGACAAAATAGGTTATTGTTAGCAGAGGACTGGAAACGGGTTTATCAGTCATTTCGTAATGCAGATTTTCAGAGCTATGACTTTGACAATCTTCGCCGTACAATGATTAATTATCTTCGGGAAAATTATCCTGAAGATTTTAACGATTATATTGAATCAAGTGAATACTTAGCTATCATTGACTTAATTGCATATATGGGTCAAAATATATCATTCCGTATTGATTTAAATGCAAGAGAAAATTATTTAGAATTAGCAGAACGCAGAGAGTCTGTATTACGATTAGCTAGACTACTTTCTTACAATCCTAAACGTAATCAGCCAGCAAGCGGATTATTAAAAGTTGAAAGCGTTAGTACTTCTGAAGAAGTTTTAGATTCTAATAATACTAATTTATCAGGACAGACTATTGTATGGAACGATCCAACAAATCCTAATTGGTATGAACAATTTATTAAAGTAGTAAATTCAACATTACCAGCTAATGCAAAATATGGTCGTCCTATTAAAAAAGATATATCTGACGGTATTCCAACAGAACAATATCGCATGCTTAGTACTAATGCTGAAGTTCCGGTATATAGTTTTTCTAAAAATATAGATGGCAGATCAGTAAGATTTGAAGTTGTTTCAACTGACGTTTCAAACAAGATAATTGAAGAAGAAGCTCCGTTTCCTGGAAACAATTTTGCATTCTTGTTTAGAGATGATGGTAGAGGAAATGCAAGCAGTAATACAGGATTTTTCAGTCACTTTAGAGAAGGATCAATTGACGAAGGTGTGTTTAGTATAAACACTCCTAGTACTAACCAAGTTGTTGCTATTGATGCTACTAATGTTAATAATAGTGATGTATGGTTATATAAATTAGATTCGTTTGGAAACGAAAATGAGCTTTGGTCTAAAGTAGAAGCTGTTGAAGGTAATAATGTAGTTTACAACAGTTTAAGTAAAAATATAAGAAATGTTTACTCTGTATTGACTAGAGTTGATGATAGAATTAGTTTGATGTTTTCCGATGGAGTGTTTGGAAACTTACCAAAAGGTAGTTTCCGTGTATTTTATCGAGTAAGTAAAAATGAAAGAGTTATTATTACTCCTGACGATATGAGAGGGATAACTGTAACAATTCCTTATCTATCTTCATTAAACAAAGTTGAAACGTTAACTATTACATACGAATTAAAATACACAGTTGACAATTCAACAACAAGTGAAACAAACGCAAGTATTAAACAAAATGCTCCGTCAACGTACTATACTCAGAATAGAATGGTAACTGCTGAAGACTATCAAATATCGCCGTTAGGAGTTAGTCAAGAAATTGTTAAAGTTAAATCTATTAACAGGACGTCAAGTGGTATTTCTAGATATTTCGATTTAATAGATGCTACAGGAAAGTATAGTAAAACTAGTTTATACGGAACTGACGGGATTGTGTACAAAGAGAATTTAGAACCTAAAACAACGTTTAGTTTTGTTACTAAAACAGATATTGAAGGCGCAATAGTTAATACAATACAGCCTATATTAAATAACAAAAAATTAAGAAATTATTATTATAATAACTTTCCTAAAATTTCTACAATCGACTTAGGGGTCACGTGGACACAGTCAACTAAAGCTACAAATTTAAGTACTGGATATTTTAAAAATGCAGCAAATGTAACTTCGCAGTTGGGAACATTTACTACATCACTACTAAAATTAATGGTTCCAGGATCATTAGTTAAATTTTTACCACCAACCGGACAAAGTTTCCTTAATACTGATTTAGTTTCCACAGTAGGTTATGAAGGTAAAAAAGGAGTAGTTGATTACAAATGGGTTAAAATAGCAGCAGTAACAGGAGACGGAACTATTGTTGCTAGTACTGGAAAAGGACCAGTTTCACTTAACGATATTATTCCAACAGGTTCTAAGTTAGCTGAAATTAGGTTAGGCATTTCGTCTACACTACAAACGGATGTGTCTACACAGTTAATTGATCAAGTATTTGCTTATAAAACCTTTGGACTAAGATATAGCACAGATACAAAATCCTGGAGAATTATTACAGAAAATAATCTGAATACTGCTAGTGGATTTAGTACAGGTAAGACTGGCGACATAACTAACCAACAATTAGATGCAAGCTGGTTATTGTTATTTGAAACAAATGGCGAAACCTATACAGTTAAAAATAGAGCCATGCGGTATATTTTTGAAAGCGATCAAGAAATACGTTTCTACTTTGATTCCACAGATAAGATTTATAATAACTTAACAGGTAAGATTGTTAAAGACAAAATTAGCATATTAAATATAAACACAAAACCAGATAGTGCGTCACCGTTTACTGTTAACTATGACTGGGAACTTACTGAAGAATATAGAGACGGTGAAGGATATGTTGACAGTAAGAAGATAGAAGTTTCTTTCTTTGATACAGATGATGACGGAGTAGTAGATGACCCAGATATTTTTGATACTGTAGTTGACGAGTTAACTAATCCGTTAACAAAATATATATTTCAGAAAAAATTTACTACAACCGACGGCGTTGAAGATTTTAATTTTGTTAGTGCAACAACACTAGGTATAATTGTACTCGGATCAGTAACAGCGTTATCTCCGCTGAGTACATACACTAACAACCAACTATTTTATTTTACGTCAACTGATGTATTTAAAATTTACAATAGCACTTCGGGATTATTAACACAATCAACTGATTATAGAGCAAGAGTAGGAAGAGATCAAATTACTTTCCATTATATTCATGGAGCGGATGATAGCTCAAGGATCGACCCAAGTGCAAGTAATATCATTGATACGTATATTTTAACTAAGGGTTATGATAGTGATTATAGAGCATACTTAAACGGTGTTGGTAAATTACCGTTACCTGCTAGTTCTGATTCATTATTCCTTTCGTACAATACTGAGTTATCTAAGATTAAGTCACTTAGTGATGAAATAATTTATCATCCAGTTAAGTACAAAGTATTGTTTGGATCAAAGGCGGTAAATGACTTGCAAGCAACATTTAAAGTAGTTAAAAACCCAGACCTTGTGCTTAATGACAATGATATCAAATCACGAGTTATTGCAGCAATTAACGAATATTTTGCACTTGAAAACTGGGATTTTGGAGATAAGTTTTTCTTCTCAGAACTAGCAAATTATGTAATGAACGAACTTGCACCAGACGTAGTAACGTTTTTACTAATCCCTAATCAGTCAGAACAAGTATTTGGTAGTTTGTTTGAAATTAAAGCTGAAACAGATGAAATTTTTATTAGCGGAGCAACAGTTGACAATATTCAAATTATTGATGCAATAACTGCTAATAGATTAAAAGCAGTAGGCGGTGAAGTTATAACAGATAGTGTAACAGTATCCTCAGGTATACAAAGTGTTTAATTGGAAGAACAAAAATGGCATTTGACAATAATCAAAAAAGCGGCACTGGCGATAATAACGCCAAAAGAAAAACTGAAGAGCACTTACCGAGATATTTTAGGACTACTCCTAATAGTAAATTCTTAGCAAGCACTTTAGACCAATTAGTACAACCAGGGACTGTTGAAAAGTTAAATGGTTACTTTGGTAGAGAAACTGCAACCTCTTTTAATAAAGACGACAATTACATTGGTGATGTTTCAGAGAACAGAGCAAATTATCAGTTTGAACCGGCTGTTGTAATTAAAGATAATTTAGACACAGTAACATTCTACAAAGATTATAATGACTACATGAATCAATTAACAGGATTTAATCCGTTAATTAAAGATCATAGTATTACTAATAAACAAGAATATTATAGTTGGAATCCCCATATCGACTGGGACAAGTTTATTAATT